ATCGACGATTAAGTAAGAAGACTTAGTGAAATTCGCTACAGCGTCAGTAATATTTGTTACCTTAGTTGCGTCGCTTCTTGGTGTAAAGTTACTAGTATTAACAGAGGATACAACAACACAATCTTTACGAGTTGATTGAGCAGTTGCAACAAGATCATTTACGACTGTATTTTGGCCACCATTTGAATCCATGTCACCAACAATCAAGAAATCAACTTCTACTTGATCGCGATCTTCGTACAAGTCCCATCCAGACAAGTAATCACCAGTTGTTGCAGTTGATCCCTTCGTACCACCTACTAACTCGATGCGGACAGAAGCACTATCTCCAGTAACACCATAGTCAGTGCTTAGCTGCGACAACGAACTGAAGTTAACACCGTAGTCTGTAATCGCTCTTAAAAAGACATACTCAGAAGTGTTGTTGACCACTGTCTGGGCATACACAGAAGAACCTTCTGAGTTCTTTGCGTCTGCAAGAATTGATAAGTTCGGATATGTTTCTAAAACAGTGTTACGGGTACCTGTTAAAGCACCGTCTTCGTCAACTACTACTACATGCATTTCATCGTGAGACGAACCTTTTCCACTAGCAAAAGTTGAAGTAGTAGGTGCAGCATCAAAACTTGAGCTATAGTCCCAGTTTGTAAATACTGTACCAGTTGAATCCGCCGGTAAGTAAGAAACTTTAATACTATTGCCGAGCTCTCCGACATATCTGGAAACAAAACCGTATCCAACAGCTTCGTCTGAATCTAATGTTGATTCGAGCGATGTTTTTCTTGCATCAAAGTTATTTTTATTAAGTACCAACGGATTAGTAATTACTGTGGATCCATTTGAATCCGGAAGAGATCCCGTAGTTCCTTGAAGTGAAAATGATGACGTTGCGCTATCGCTAACATTTCTTACCACTACCAAAGAGCTGGAATATCTTAAAAATTGAGTCGCGACCAAAAAGTCGTCGGCCTCAGTTTCGCTTGGTGATCCAAAATTTTCAACAAGTTCCGCTTCGTTTGCAATCGAAGTTCTTTGAAGAATAGGACCCCACCCAAAATTACCGATTGTTGCACCAGTTGTTGACTGAACATTTGGTACACCACCGGTTAAATCAATCTCGCGTACGACAACCGCAGGAGATTGAGAAGGTGATGAAAGTGCCATTTCGTTTTCCTTTTGTTAATTATATGATATCATAATACGGTTGAAGTTTCAAGTCACTATTATTTATATATTTATAAATTTGGGTCTAATTCTATAGACCACGGACCATCATTTTCAATTGTTTTTATGTGTTCTAAACCGTCATCAATAAATCCAAACGGGACAATTTCATTTTCAATTTCCTGCATTTTCTGTTCAAATAACATTTGTTTTAAATTAATATCTGTCATATCGCCAAAGTACTGAGTTGAAGCAAAGTATCCAAACATAACTAAGTTCATCATTAGATCATCATGGTTTCCATCAGAAGCTTCGTACGACTGCCCTCTTGCCTCAAATGTTGAAATCTCAAGAATAGTATTTTCATCTACAATTTTAATTTTATGGTTTTCAAGGATATCTTTAATAGCGGAGCACCCAAGTCTCTTGACTTTTCGGTTCATCTCAATGCCAAGACCTGATGCTTTAACTGAAGAAGTGACATGTAGATTTTCGTATTCTAGATCATGGTATAACCCATTACATACAACGGCGCCTTGATCGTTCGATTCCACAACAATATAAGCATCATTATAGACTTTCGCGTACTTATATATAATGTTAGGGAAGAGTATAGGCGAGATAGTATTATTGCGATACACCGCAACCTGCTCAAATGGTTGGACCGATATGTCGATCACGTTAAACGTAGAATAGTCTTGACCTCTTCCTTTTGATACATCAACTGTCATAACATATTCATGTTTTTTGGTCGTCTGTTTATAGACGAGAAGGTCTCCCGCTTCAAGGGTTTGAATAGGGTTATGCGCTCTGAGACTCATAAGAGTCTCTGCGTTGATTAATGTATCACCAGTGCCAAAAAAGGTATTACCAAATTCTTGGTCGAATTGGAGTTGAGAAGTATTTGCAATTGTTTGCTTCTTCCAATATTCATCACGGCCAGGTACATCCCACCAGTCCACTCGGAACGGCTTAAATTCATTCGTACCTTGGACTGCGCCTTCCCATATCTTATGAAAAATATTACCAATTCCATTTGCAGTCGACGTCACGATAATCTTTGTTTCTTTACCGGATGATACTACTGGATAAGTCGACGTATAAAATTCAGCTGCCCGTTCTACAAATGCAAACTCATCGAGATACAATAAGTTAACAGACATACCTCGAATAGATGAACCAGATGTCGCTGCAGCTACAATTCGTGAGTTATTCGAAAATTCAATTGAACCCTTGTTAAGTGCCTTCGTTCCAGGTTGTAAGAAAAAAGGAATATTTTCAAGCATTAACGTGACGCGAGCAAGCATTTCGCGTGCAGTAGCACCTTTGTTTGCCATTACAGCTATTGTTTTTTCACTATTAAATAAAGCAAACCATAAAAGATAGGCACACGCAGAAATAGATTTACCAGACTGTCGACAAGCAAGAACAATATTAAAACGATGATTATTAAAATGGTCAAACATCTTCTCTTGATATGGATAGAGTTTGAAGTTTACGAGGCCGCTATCTAACGCAATTACTTTAACATATTTTTCACAAAAGTAAACAGGATCTTTCATGCATCGCGCATATTCCTGCACCAACTCAGCATTCCACTGTTGCTGAATTCCGTCTCTTTTTACATTAGGATTACCTAGATAGGAATCATTCTTGGGAATCATGCTCGATCACGTTTTCATTCTGTAGCATTTTTTGAAGGTCAGCAGTAGATCCAACAAAGAAATTATTTTGTTGATTCTCAACCTGTTTTGGTTGTTGAGTCATTTCTTTGTTTTTCTTGTTCAAATCCATTAATTTATCATTAACATCTGATAAGTTTTTAATCATGTTTGAAAGAACTTCATAAGCACGCGGATGCTCAGATTCACGTGCAACATGAATCATATCTTCCATTGCCTCACGACCTTTTTCTAAAAGATCATAATATGTTTCACGTGAATAGTCGTAATCATTCTTTATGTTATCATCTTTATCTTTCATCATGCACTATCTATAATTGTGGTTGTAAAGCCAAAGTCAGAATCTGCTAAACCAATAACACCGCTTGAATCAGGCGTAACACGAATAGTTTCTAATCCAACATCACCTGTTGATCTGATATCAAACACCGCAGCATCTGCCTGACGAATAATACCAGAAGTAGAAATTGGTCCATGGAAACTGACTTTCATCTCAAAATCCATTGAATATACAATTGTTCTTCTTGCTTCAACTGATCCTTCAAAATCATCTTGGAATGCTACACCTTGTATAATGACAGGTATATCTTCTTTAAAATCTGGATACTCAGTTGAAAAAGGTTTTACCGTTACCGTATATTGAGGATTAAAAAATGGTATGACTTGTTCAACAACCTGTAACGCATCATCTTGTGTTTTTGCATATACGTTTAACTGAAAATTAATTGTATATGGTACAGGCGGAAAAAACTTTTGGCGATTTGTAGCATCAGTACCAATAGTATTAAACGTAGATGTTTTTGTTAGTTGTCTAGTAGTATCATATGCAAAGTTTGTTATTTCAAACGACATCCGCGGAAGCTTAATTGCTACCTGAGTATCATTAATCAAGTTTGGATTTTCACGAATTCGTTCTAAATATTTTTGCTTTGGTGCATATGACAAGGGGACTTTGACTTGACTAATAACTGCACCTGATGAATTTTTGCGAATGACATAAATGTTATTGAATAGACGCCCAAAAAGTGCGACACACTTACGTATTTTTTCGTGATAAAAATAAGTACCAAACATTAGCTTTTATAAATCTCTGTAAGTTTGTCTTCAAAGGCTTCTACCTTTGAAAGTCTATCCGGCCAAAGAATATATTCTTTCTCTGGGTTCTTTTTAAGATTAGTCAACAATGGAATAACTGCATTATAAAGTCGATCTAATTTATCTTGCGTCGTTGTTGCAGTCGTAGAAACTTGTTGAACAGCATCAAGCTCATTTTCGTCAACCGCTGTGAATCCAAAGTCAAAGTCATCACTCATTAGTTATTCTCCGGGTCGCCGAATGGATTATCTTCAGTAAAGTCTAAGAAGTCAACCGATCCAGTACTAAAGTCGTCATTCTGTTCGTTTGAAGATATTTGATTTTCTTCTGAAACAGCTAATATAGTAAAGTCAGAATCTTGTATTGTAACTGTACCAGTAGTAAATTGTCTGAATGTTCCATCAGATGCTCCAACGTGTATCAAGTGGACCTTACTATCTGAGTCTGACCATTTCGCAATTTCTCCAGACATTGTAATACCAAGGTCGCTATCAAGCGTTTGTGTGGCAGTTAATCCAATACGGTCTTCCGCTAATACAATAGTACTATTAGTATCAAGAGTTAAAATGTACTTATAAGCATAGTCTCTTTCAATTGTATCAATTGTTTCGATATTTGTATCAAAGTCTTCATCATTGTATTCAAATAATTGACAACGCATTTTGAAGACGGGTAAATTTGCAAGTTGATAGAATGGTTGCTCATGTTCAACATGCATAATTTGAAATAACTTATTTGTCATCGGTAGATAAATGAGATCACCTTCAAGTGGTCTTACCGAAGTAACCTCTGTATCCATCCGAGAAACTTGTTGTGTCCATCTTCTACGTGAAACAACAAACGTAGCCTCATCACGAATCTCAACACCAAACCGTGTAAAGAGATCTCCTTCTCCATCGAATCCTTCTACGTTTTCAATGTACATCTCAATTTTATGTGATGAATTAAAACGAGACGGTACATCATCACCAAAGATTCTGTTCTCATTGACAATATCCCTTGGCAAATAATATACATCTTGACCATACATCTTCAACGCTTCGATGACGATGTCTTCGTAAAGATTCTGTTCTGACCGAACTGCGTCGGAGAAGTATAAGTTTCTCATATTAACCTACAAAGAAATCTGCTGGCATTTCGTGATCCATACGGATCTTTTCTCTAAGCCTTTCAATTTCTTCTTTTGCATCGTCAAATAATTGACGTCCGTTTAATTGAACACCACCTGGTAACTGCATACCTTCAAACTTAATAAGGTTTTGTCCCCACTGCTGTTTGATTAAAGCAGTCGTGTATTCCTTTAACCACATATCATTATAGATTGAAGTACTCACATCTGGATCAAGGATTTTATAAACCTCGGCAACAATATAATCACCTTCATTAATATCATCTGTATCTAATGTAACAAATCCAGTTTGCCCGTTTACTGAATCAACACTTCCGCCTCCACTACTGCTACTGCCCGCAGTGCCTAAATCAAATATAACAACTTCTATTGTATCACCACTGTCAGCAGGGCTAGATAAAGTTATAACATCTGAAGACAATGTATAAGTAGACGCTTCCTGATAAACGCCGCTTATAAAAACTTCTGTATAAGCAGCTGAAGCAGGCGTCACCGATAGCTGATAATCCGTTTGAGTACCATTACTAACAAAAGCATTTTTTATCATTTCGCTTTGCTCCGCAGGAACAACTGAAACATTAAAACTAGGATAGTCGCCAGTAACCACCGCGGCGCCGCTACCTGT